GTTGACGACGAAGACCCCACGGCTGGGGTCGCTGTCTGCCAGTTCTTCGCCGTCGACCTCGGGGCTAAACGTCGCCGAGACTCCATTGCGAAGCGTAAGCGTAACGGTCGCGCCGTTCTCCCCGGCGACTTCTACCCCGTTCGACCTCACCGAGAGGACGTAGTCGCCGTTGCGAGCAACGTAGAAAGCTTGATCCCCCGTGACCGTCACCGGCAAGGTGACGGTGCTGGTGCGCGCAGCGTCGCTGTAAACGGTGGGGGTATCGCCACCGGAGCCCGTGAGGTTCAGCACCCAGGTGTGACCGTCAGGGTTGAGGACCGTGAGCTTGCCGCCTTGGCCCGCGAAGTACGGCATGGATCAGTTCCTCCGGGTCAGGACTGCGGGATGACGGCGTACTGGATGGCGTAGGTGCTATTGGCTTGGGAGCCGGCCGGTGCCACCCCGGCTGAGATGGTGAACCCGGTGGTAGAGGCACTAGCCCCGTAGGGGTTCAGGTTTGCGGTGGCGACATTGGTGGGGTTGATGACGACGGTTGGGGTCCGCTCCAGTGGGCGGGCGAACGTGACGGTTACCTGCGCCCCCGTCCCCGGGGTCGTCCCGGTACCCCAGGTCAGTTGCCCCCGGCTATCGGTGGAGATGGCGTTCAACACCGGGGCCGGCGGAGTTGAGCCAGCGCCCCCACCGGCCGCTACCGCCGGCTGGGTGCCGAAGACCGCCGTGTCGATAGTTACGGTGGAGGGGTCGTTTCTGCGTCGCCGGACATGGGCAACGTCCAGGCGGGTGTTCCCGCCGCCGTCCACCAGGGCGCTCGTGACGCCCCACAGCTCACCAGAGATTGACGTGGAGGAGCTGTTGGTCACGCTTACCCCGTACTGCGGAACCCACGCCCCGGTGTCTTCGTCGCTCTGGCCTACGGTTTGGACTAGGCCGGAGACGAACACCGGGCACCCCGAGCCGGAGGAGCTGCCCGCCACGTGAAACCCCGCGTAGCTGCCTCCGCCGGCGCCCCCATTGGCGCCGTCTCGGCGGGTCAGGATGTTGGAGAACGCCAGCGGCTGAGTGCCGTTGGCGGTGACGTAGATTCCGCTGAGGGTGTTGTAGTCGGTAGAGCAGGCAGTGAAGGTGGCGCCACCCACAGTGGCGGAACCGTCGATCAGGAATCCGTTGCCGTCGTTGAAGACGGCGCGGCAACCGATGAAGTGGTACTCGCCGGGGTTACTGATGTGGAAGCCGTGCTCCTGGCAGTCGACAGCGAGTAGGTTTGCTGCGTCGCCGTCCGTCAGGTTGACGAAGACGAACCCTTGGCCCACCCCTGTCGACAGGTTTCCAGCGGAGTACACCGAGACCATGTCGAAGTAGATACCTCGGGGCCAGCCAACGGCTGAAGCGCCGTTGTCAGTCTCAACACCGTTACCCGACACCTGCGAGATGTCCACGTGGGACACGTGCCAATCGCGGACGAGGCCCTCGAAGAAGATCCCCTTCAGGTAGTCGGACCCCCCGGGGCGCACACTGTTGCCGTCGATGCAGATGTTCTCGATGCGCCCACCGTCGTTGTCCAGCGCTTCACTGGTCAGTGACTTGTCTTGGATGTGAACGACCGCTTCGCCCGTGAACGAGCTGAGCGGGCGGATCTGGCAGTCAGCTCCCGCGCGGTAGTACCACCGGGGCCGGTGGCTTCCACGGATGGTCTGGTTACGTCTCGGCGCTACGGGTCGGGAGACCCGGTAGATGCCGGGTGGGAAGTAGATGACTCCGCCCTCGGGGCAAGCGTCCTGCGCCGCTTCGATGGCGTCCGAGTCGTCCGTGACGTTGTCGCCCGCAGCCCCATAGGCGGTAACGTCGAAGTGCGCCACCCCCTCGAAGTTTGGGGTGTCGTCGACACTTGGCGCGACCGTTACGCTGGCGCCGTTCGCCAGCCGGAACGTCGCCGGGTTGCCCTCGGCTGTGGCGATCTCGACACCGCCCTGGGTGACGGAAACCGTGTACTCGCCGGAGCGGGCAAAGTACAACTGCTGGTCGATCGTCGTGGTGAGCGGCAGAGTGACGGCACTGGACCTGGCCGCGTCGCTGTAAGCCGTGGCAGCCCCGCCACTGCTGGTGACGTTGATGGTGACAGGTGAGCCCGGATTGACGATGCGCACCGTCCCGCCATTGCCTGCAAAGTAAGCCACAAGGGTTCCTTCGAGAGATGGTCTCGGGTAGCCGCAAGCTCGCCCCCAGCTACAGCGGAGTAGTGCTGTAGCTGAGAGCCAACCAGGGCTGGAAGGGCTGAGACTCAGCCCATGTAGACGTTGGCGACGCCACGCCAGGTGGTGCCGCCGTCGATCGTGACGAACCGGAACTGGTCGGTACGACCGGCAGCCGTGGAGATGGTCGGCGCCGTAGCGGCTGGCCACTTCACCGAGGCGGGCCAGGTGATGGTCCGCGAGCCCGTGCCGTCCTGCGTTGCGAACAGGATCAGTTCGCACGCAACACCGGAAACCGCGCCGCTGAAGGTGAACGTGGTGTTCCCCGTCAGCGTCCGGGCATGGACGTGAGCTGTTGCCAGGCTCAGGTCCACGGTGCCCGTGGTGGTCGCCACGGTCGAAACCGTGGTGAAGCCGCCGTGAGCGTTCGCCCGGTCCTTGGCGGCGAGGTCAGCGGTCTGACCTGCCGCACGGATGTAGCGGTTGTCGTTGCGCAGATCCACCACGATCGTGGAGCCGTTCGCCCCGGCGACCTCCTGCCCTGCCACCTTGAGTGACAGGGTGTAGAGGCCGTTCGGGATGACGTACAGCGCGACGTCCGTCGTGGCGACCGAGCTGACCGGAACGGTCTGCGAGGACGTACGAGCAGCGTCGTTGTACACCGTGACCGAACCCGTGACCGGGGTGAGGTTGACCGTGATCGGCAGTGCGAGGGGGTTCTTGATGATGACCCCACCACCACTGACGTACGGCATCAGGCCGCGTAGCCCGAGCCGTGCTCAACGCGGTAGAGCGCCGCCTGGCGGTAGACCTCGTGGCCGAGGACGCCGGTCCAGCCCACCGAGCGCGAGCGCTTGAGGGGGCTGAGGTGGTCACCGATCACCGAGTGCGGCTCTTCCCACACAGCCTCAGCCAGGGCGTCACGGCCCAGGATGGCTGTGCGGTACGCGGCGGCGCTGGACGCGCCGTCGTTGGCGACCTTCGCGCGGGGGGTCTCGATGTAGCGGACCCCCTCGAACATCCCGATCTCGCCCTTCCAGATGTTGCCCTGGGAGGCGTACTGGTGCGGCGTGAGCCAGGCGCCAGTCGAGGTGCTCGTGCGGAAGTCGGCAGAGGCGTGCGGGTGGATGAAGGCCACGTACGCCTCACCGTCGTACGTCTCCACCGAGTTGGCCCGGAGCTGCGCCACGACGTAGCGGGCAGCCTTCGGGTTGTACAGGTCGGTCGCCGCAAGGGTGTTGACTGCAACCGGCGAGGCGTCGATGTCCGAGGCGTTCGCCGTCACGCGGTTGGTGCCCGCGTAGAGCTTCGCCGCAACCAGAGCGTCGAGGGTGTCGACCATGTTGCGCTTGAGCGCCTCCATGATCGCGGACTCGATGCCGGAGAACGACGTGAGTCGAGCCAACTTGCTCGACTTCATGTGCAGCCCGTACTCACCGGGAGCGATGTCCACGTAGGTCGGGTTGCCCAGGGCAACGGCGTCGGGGTCGTCCTCTTCGTCCAGCGTCGAGGTCGAGACCGCGATGTCGGAGTAGAAGAACATCCGGACGGGGTTACCGGGGATGGGGACGTCATCGGGTCGCTTGTCGATGACGTTGCGGAACAGCGGAGTCGAACGAAGGTTCCACGCGAATGCCTGGTCAACGGCAGTCGTGATGGCGTTCGAAATCGCTGCCACATTGGTGTATGCGTCAGCCATGTCGGCCTTTCAGGGGAGGAGTGGTTAGCCTCCGAGTTCCTCCCGGACCTTCGCGCCGGTGGCAGCCCACAGAGCTTGCACGTCGCCCTCGGGGACATCTGCATAGCTGGGGCTGTACGAACCGGCGTTGGTGCCGCCTTCGAGGCGGTTGAGCGCCTCGTCTGCGGCGGCGTCCTGGTCGGAGTCGGAGTTCTGGCCGGTGGGCACGGTGCCCTTGGCCTCGGGTGCAGTTGCCCCGCCGAACAGCGAAGACATCTCGGTCAGCCAGGACTTGGCGCCTTCAGCGTCCAAGCCCGGGGGAACCTTCTCCACGAGCGCGGGATTGAACCCGAGGTCGCGGACCGTCTCCTTGACGGTCAGTTGGGTCAACTGCGAGGAAAGGGCGTTCAGACGATCTTCCATCTCCTTGTTGCGGCGCTTCTCGGCCTTGAGGGCCTCGCGCACGGGCAGAGGGCCGTCGCTCTCGTGCTCGTTCTGGAAGTCTTCGTCGTTGTCCCACTCGGTCATGCGGTTCTCCCTGAGTTACCTGATGAGGTGTCGCAGGCCAGACGCACCCTGGGGAGGGGTGCGTCGCTCCTGCTCCCGGTCTTGATTCGCTGGGGCGGGGCCGGTCGGTCCGCCCCAGGTCTGTGGGGTGTTGCGTTGCGCGCTGTGATGTGCTTACATGGGCACAGGCGCCAGTGGGGAAGCTGGTAGCTCAGCCCCGCCGGGCTACTCCTAACGGGGAGCACTCAACCGGCGGGGCTTCGCCCCCTCTTGCTAAGGTGTCGCCATGAACGGCTTCGGCACGGCAGCCTGGAAGGCTGTGTGGTACCTCGCGGCGATCGTCGCCGCGTGGAACCTCTTCGAGGTCTCGCCCGGGTGGGCTGCGCTGGCAGCCCTCGCGGCGTTCGTCCTCATCGGCACCGAGTACAGCATCCGTGAGAACGCGCGCATCAGGCGTGAAGCGAAGGAGCGGGGACTAGATGGTCCCCGACCTTCGACTCGAGAGTGAGCCCTGCGACAAGCCGCTAGAGCCACCGAAGGATGCTCGCTCTTTCGAGGCGAGCCCCTTCTTCTTGACGTTCGCAGCCTGGGCACCGCTGGTGCCGAACACCGAATCGACCAGGTCATCGTCGCTGGTCTGCTCGCCGTAGATCGCGCCGAGCCTGCGGTAGTCCACCGAGCCGTCAGCCGCCTGGAGCATTCCGGCGTTGATCTGACCGCGTGTAGCACCAGTGGCTACAACATCCGTGAGGGCGCCACCGCTCAGCGATAGGCCGTAGGCCTGGGCCGAGCCGGCTGCCTGTGCCCGCGCCATGTTGTTCTGGACCAGTGGCACAGCCTTCGTCGGGTCGAGGATGGCGGCGAGCATGTCGCCCTCGGACCACCCCAACGACCGCAGGCCGTTGCGGTACATGTCGTCAGCCTGGAAGAGCTGCTCCCGCGCCAGGTCGACGCGGGACTGCACCTCGGCGGGGCTGACGTCGTAGGCGATCCACTTCTGGAAGTCCTCGTTGGTGTCGTAGAACCCGCGAGGAAGGCCAGAGGCCGCGAGGGCCTGACGGTAGGCGTTCTCGTTCGCCACGTACTCAGCGGGGCTGAGTTCGGCCGAGGGGCCGAACATCTTCACCCGGTCAGCGTTGGCCTTGAACCGCCGCTTGTACTCGTCGGTGTCGCGCAGCTTCAGCGCGAGCGCCGACCCCTCGTACCCGTCCTGGATGAGACTCAGGATGCGCGGAGCCAGGGACTTCAGCCCGTACTTCTCGAACTCTGCGACCAGCAACTCGTAAGCGTTGCGGTCGGCATCTGAGAGGGGCGCTGGGGGCTTGGGAGCCGCAGGCTTGGGGGTGGCAGCCGGTGCTGGCGTTGGGGGCTTAGCGGGGCTCTCAGCGGCCTTACGGGCGTTACGCTGGCGAGCGGCCAGCCACTGGTCCGGGGTGGGTTCTTTCTTCCCCTGCTCGCGCAGCTCGAGCACGCGCTTCATGTACAGCTCGCGCTGCCTGGGGGTCAGCTCTCGCTGAGGGAACCGTGGCTGCTTCTTCTTCGGGGGCATCAGAAGCCCCCGAACCCGAAGTCACCCAGGACTCCTGTGATCGTGTCGGAGAGCGTGCTGCGCGCGTTGTTGGTCTTCAGCCAGCGCGAGTCCTTGCGAAGGTCTCGCTCGAACTGCCAGAGCGGCTTCACCGAGGGCTTCCCATCTACGGTCTGGGCCTGCAACGCCCGACGCAGCGTCGGGTCGTCGAGGCCGAAGGACTCGCCGGGGATCTCCAGGAGGTTCGACATGGAGTTCATGTACGAGCCTGCGAGGTCCATGACGTTCTGCCCGTTGCGGATCTCGTCAGCCCACGCCGGGAAGGCGGAGGCTGCCTGGTTCCTGATCCAGCCGATGGCGTCGTCCTCGGTGGAAGTGCCGGCGATGATGGAGCGCGCCTGGTTCAAGATCCAGCCGTCGGAGACCTTCACGCCGTTGGCCGCTGCGGTCTGGCGCAGGTTGTCCTCGGTCTGGCCGGCCGCTCCAGTGAGGGAGCGGTCTGTGCCCTTACCGGCGAAGCCGATGTACTGGGAGAGCTTCTCGGCCTGCGTGGCCGCGTCCCATCCCAGGTTCATGCTCCGGCGGGTCAGCTTGTCCAGCGTCTCCTGCGAGGGGTTGGCGCCCATCTGGGCAGCCAACTTTCGCAGGGCGGTCTGGGCGTTGTTGAAGTTCGCCTTGTAGGTGGTGGGGTCGGTGAGGCGAAGCGCCTCGTTCTGGCGCCATGCCTCGGTGTGGCCGAGGTACCACTTGGTCTTGCGGAGTTCGATGTTGAACTTGTCGCCCGTCCACTTGTTGGAGCGGGCTTTCTGGAACAGCGCCTTGAGTTCAGAATCCGAGTTGATGACGGCCTGGCCCCAGCCGTAGCCGTCCTTCCAGTCCTCAGAACCGGCAGCGGTGGCGCTGTAGCCGGCAGCCCCAGCGTCCGTTCCACCCACGTAGGCGCTGCCAGACTGCGTGCCGAACTTCTTGTACCACTCCTGGAAGGCTCCTGCGTGCTCTCCGCCCGCGTAGCCGTCCTTGTTGATGTCGAAGTGGTACCAGTCGGTGCCGCCCTTGGTGAGCTTGAAGGCGACCTTCGCGTTGGTCAGCGGGTCCAGCAAGTCGTCGTTGGACTTGAGACCGAACTGCTTGCGGCGGGCCGGACCCATCGCGCCCAGCATGTTGATCTGGAACAGGCCGTAGGACTGGTCGCCCGTGTTCTGGTTGCCGTTGAAAGCGTTGGGGTCGCCCCGGGACTCCCGCATGGCGACGGCCCACGCAGTGCGGAGCCCCTCACCGGAGAAGCCCGCCTGCCGCAGTAGGTCGACAAGCTTCCCACCGCCGGTGCTGGGGCCGGTGGTGTTGCTCTCGCTGAAACCCGGAGCTACAGAGTCACCGTGCCCGTAGAACTGCGGTGGGGTCCAGCCGACCCGCTGGCCCCACGAGTCGACCTCACGCAGGGGGCGAAGGGCGACACGCCCATCGGACATGTTGGTGTAGACCTTGCCGTTGCCGGCGTAGGTGACCACATGCCCGGCGCGTCCAGCGCCGGTGTTGTAGAAGATCAACGCACCGACCGGGATGTCATCCCCGGAGCGCTTGTCCGGGGCCTGACGCCACATGTTGATGGCGGTGCGCTCACCGGGAACGCCGGACCAGCCGTAACCGTAGGCGTTGGCGACGAGGCCCAGGCACTTCGAGGTGTAGCCCCGCGTGCCGTTGCGGACTGCCTTCTCGTACCACGCCAGCGCATCCTGTACGCTGCGAGCCGCCATCAGACCGGGCTGTCAATCGCCTGGAGGAAAGCGTTCATGTACGTGCTATCCCTTTGGTAAGCGTCATATCCGGGCTGCTTCTCGGCGAAGTTCTCGGCGAGTTGCCCGGCGTCGACCCCACCAGAACTGGTGGAGGTCTGCCTCTGCCCGACCCCCTCCTGACCGGGGTCGTTCGTCCAACTGGTTTCCTGCGGGTTGTCCTGCTCTGCGCCGTTGAGCATGGCGAGGAAGTCCTGAACGTCAGCGTCGTTGGCCCTACGGCCAAGGGCGCCGGTGAGGGCGTTGTTCAAGAGCGCATGAGCCTCGGTCTGTGATGTCAGGCTGACCGAGGAGCTGGTCCCCGAGGTGGGGCCAGCTCCCCCACCGGAGGCTGAGTTCTCACTCTGAGCGGCCTTCGCCAAGTCGTTCAGCACATCCCAGGGGGTGCGCTTGATCTTCGCGTCGTACAGCCCGGCCGAGATTGAACCCACCTCGAGGTAGTTCTCGATCAACTCCTGCTCGGTGGGTTCGCGGCCGATGATGGCGCGGACCTTGCTCTTCAGCTTGCGCTTCTCGGCCGGAGTGAGCTGGTAGTACATGGAGCCCCAGCTCGTGCTGGGGACCGTCTTGTCGGCGCCCGGGAAGCCGCGTCCGGCGGAGAAGACCCCCGGCCCTTGGCCCGTGTAGACGGTGGAACCGGCCTGCTGTGGCGTCACCGGCCCAGCCGGGGCGGCGAGGCCATACTTCTCCGCCAGCGAGGTACTGCCACCGGCTGCCACGGGCATCAGGGAGACGTCGTCGTACCCGTCGCCGTCGCTATCAGCCACCCGGAACCTCCGTGAACTTGTCGGACTCCAGGTAGCGGTCGTAGATGTAGGCAAAGCCCGGGTCGGCTGCCTTCAGCTTCCCGGCCATCTGGTCTACGAGGTTCGCCAAGTCCTGGTTGGCTACGGCATCGAGCGTGCTGCCGTAGCCGGCAGCCGCCCGCTCCGCGAGCAGCGCCATGACGTCGTCCCTGAAGGCCAAGTACTCCTGGATCGCCTTGGTCTGCGGATCGGCGGCGTGGTCACGCATGTAGGTCTCGTCCGTGAGCATCGCCCGGAACGCCTTGATCGCACCGGACGCACGGCTGGAGCCGTTCGTCTCCCGGTCCCGAGCCCACTCGGGGATCTCGGTTCCCAGCTTCTGCGCCATCTGCCGCTTCAAGTCGGCCAGATCCTCAGCCCCGGACTGCTGGTAGGAGTGCAGGCCCCGCTGGTGCAGGACCGCATCCAGCTCATCGGTGAACTGCGTCCACTTGGTCCAGCCGAGCGATACCCGGTTCTGGTCCCACGCTTCAGCCGCGCCCTTGGTCTCGCGGAGGTTCTCCCCGACGCCAGGGGCGATCTCGGTGTTGAACTGGTAGGCGTAGGCGTTGGCATCGAACTCGTACCCGCCGGTCGGGTCGTTGGTCGCCAGACCGACGAAAGACCTGTCGTCAGGGTCGATCGTGGCGAGCTTGCTCACCAAGCTCGGGTACTTCTTGAAGTTCGACACAGCCTGCGCCGTCGGGTCCACACCCGCCTTCGAGTCGGACAGCGAGGATGTGACCCAGTAGAAGTCATCCCCGTAGTCCTCGTACCAGCGGGCTGAAGCCTCAGCGCCGTAGTCCTCCCTGTACTTGCGGTACAGGTCGAACCAGGGCTCGAACGGCGACTCGTATCGAGGGGACACCGGGAGCGTCAGGGCCCCGGTGATCCGCATCATGTAGAACTGCTTGGTGCGGTCCTCGATCTCCTCGGGGGTCGGCATCGTCTCCCGCTGGTGAAGCTGGAACTTGCCCACCTCGGTGAGATAGATCGACTGGAACGTGGAGGCGTAGTTGCGGTCCTCGGTCCCGCCGAGCATGTTCTTCAGTTGCCTACCCCAAGCCGGGGGAACCGCCTCGAGCGGGTTCTCCCCGGGGCCGAAGTCTCCGAAGATGTACTTCGAGACCCCGGTCCAGATCTGCTGTCCCCGCTCCTCACCCAGCGCCTTGGTCAGCCAGCCCGGAGCATCGGGCTGCCAGCTCCCGTACAACTTGGAGGCTGCCACCGTGATGTAGGGACCAACGCCCGGCATGAGCGGCGAGAGGTAGCGCACGAACTCCGGGGCATCCGCCGGCATGTTCGGGTTGCCGAACATGATGGAGGTGATGCTGTTCTTCGGGATGCGAGCCGTCGACAGCGAGTCAGCCCCAGGGATGGGGATGACGATGTCGCCGTTCTCGTCGGTCAGGCGGGCGTTGTCCGGTGCGTTCCATAACTGGATCGCACGACCCACCACGGCGGGGTTCTGCCAGATGAGTCGACCCCACACGCGCAGCGCGTTCTGCTGCGCCATGAGGAACGGGCTGAACGACTCGATCGCACCGGCCAGGTTGGTGTACCGGTCGATCGTGTAGAGCGTCTCCTTCGTGTCCCGAAGGGCACGACGGTGCGCCGAGTTGATGGCCTGCTGGAGCATCTCCGCAGGCACGGTCTCGTCCGGTCCGCGCACCAGCGCGGCCACCGAGGTCTCCAGGTGGTCGCGGTAGCGCTGGGCGTAGAACGGCCGACGAATGAAGGCGTCCTCGGGGACCACCGACAGGAAGTGGAACAGCTTCGAGGTGGTGTCACGCCAGTGGTCCATGAAGCCCTTGGAGGCCAGCTCGTTGGCGAGCTGAGCCCCATGCACCGGCACGAGCCGCTTGCCGCTCAACGCGGTGCGCACCTGCCCGATCGACACGTCGCCCTTGAGCACGCGCTGACGCAGCGCACCGTCCGGGATGAGCGCGTCGAGGCGCTCCTGCATGGTGCGGTAGTGCTGGATGGCGGCTTCGTCGCTGTCCAGCTTCAGCATCGTGCGGACCTTACGGCCCTCACCGGAACGGACATACTTCAGGTACTCGGCCTCGTCCGCGCCCGACAGGACCAGCCTGGCGGTCTCGGACTGGCGGACCTGGTTGTTCAGTACCCGGACAACTTCCTCGAAGTAGTTGTCGTGGGTGGGGTCGACTCGAGCGCCGAACTCGTTCATGCGCTCGCGGAGACGCTTCTCCTGGTTCATCACCGAACGCCCCAGGGCGGCGTTCATGGTGGACTGCGCCGAGAGGTTCATCTCGGCGATGGAGGCGTAGCGAGGGTCACCGAGAGCCTCGGGCAGGTTGATGCCCTTGACCTTGAACTCGCCCGTAGCGCTGCGCTTACGGACGTTCCACTGGTCGACCCGATCGGCCATCGTGCCGAGCTTCGTCTCAGCTTTGGTGATGGCCTGGTCCATCTCGTCGATGGAACGCTGGAGATCGTCCATCTCGGGGGTGTGGCGCGGTTCCACGTCAGTGGCCGCGCGGCCCTCCCAGCCGTCGGACGTCCGGGAGCGGGAGAGCAGCGAGCGGTCCAGGAGGACCACCTCGTCCGTCTCGCGCCCCTGGCGCATGGCGAAGCCCTTGACACCGGCACGGCGGGCGTAGATCGCACCAGCGGCCTCCAGCCGCTCCCAGTTATCCCAGTAGCGACCCCACTCGACGGTGTCGTCCAGATCGTCCAGCATCCGCTGGAGGCCCGGAGGGGCCTTGCGCGGGTTGACTGCCTGGCGTGCCGCCGAGGTGAGGGCGTCGAAGTTGTCGCCGCCCCATCGCTTGAGCGCGGAGATGCCTGCCGACGCCTCGAGCGTCGGGATGCCCGCCTGCCTGAGGCCACGGGTGTCCATCTGGAAGCCCTCGAGCTTCGGCAGGTTCTTCGGGATGACACCACGAACCTGCCGGATGTTGGCTGCGCCCTCGTTCTCGACGTACACCCGCGTGTGGATGTTGCCCTCGAACTTGGAGGCATCATCCAGCGGGCTCATGTAGAGCCCGTGGGGGCGCTTGAACCCCTCGTCCAGGTTGAAGTCGCGGGTGTCAATGCGGTAGACGATCTCCCCGGTCTCAGCCGGGCGGATCTCGTCAAGCTCCTTGACGAGCAGCTCACGGCTGCGGCGCATCGTGTCGATGTCGCGGTAGCGGGCCTTCATGTAGTCGGCTTCACGGGCCGCAAGGCCACGCCTACCGCCGCTGCGACGCAGCTCCCGCTGCATCCCCACCCGACCGGCCAGCCGCTGTGCGCGGCGTCCGGTGTTGCCGGCGAACCGACCCACCGAAGCGGGGTCCACCATCTTGGTGACCGAACCGAGGAACGCCATCGAGCGCAGGTAGCCGTCAGCCACGTTGCGCTGGGCGTAGCCCACGCGCAACAGCACGGCGGGACGCCACAGCTCCTGGAAGGTGCGGTCTGCTCGCTTAGCGAAGTCCAGCCCGCTACGCCAAGCACCCATGCCCTGGCCCTGCGCCGCCAGGGCGCGGTCCATGAGCTTGAAGTCCGGCATGGTCACAGAGTTCGCCAACTGGGACTCGAGCTGCGGAACGTGGACGATGTCCCCGTTCGGCTCGATCCAGTAGTTGTCCCCGGACTCCAGGTACTTGCGCTGGGCGTCCATCTCCTTGGACTTGTACAGCTTGTAGAACTCCGTCGCCTGGTCGTCGGTGAGGCCGTGGTGCTTCGCCAGGTCGTGGGCGATCTGCTCCCGCAGGGTCACAGCCGCCATCGAGCGACGCATGTCGTCGCCCTGGTTGGCGAGGAACTGCTCGAGCAGGTACTCCTTGCGGGCGGGATCGTTCTTGTAGATCCGCACCGAGTTGAGCGTGGCGATAGCCTCACGCGACTGGTCCATCGCGGTCGCGCCCTTGGTGAAGATGCGACCCGACGGACGTTCGCCGTTGACCCACCGCACCACCGAGACGCCCCGACTGAACGGGTTGCGCTGGTAGTAGTCACTGCGCCAGCCGGCTGCACCGGCGATGTCGTACTGCGCGCGGGCAGTAGCCCGGCGGTTGCGGGAACGCTCCACCCGAAGGGAGCGGCTGGCAGTCGTCTTCGCGCCCACCAGCGAGAACGCCTGGGCCTTGGCCTGCGCCAAGAACTCATCCTGAGCGGCGAGGTCGGCAACGACCTTCCGCTGGCGCTCGATGAGCGCAGGGTCCACCGGGTCAATCAGATCGTCGAACAGCGACGTCTGGACGTCATGCAGGGAGTCGTCCAACCCCTTGGCGAGTTCGTCCCACTTGGACTGCTCACGCACGAGCTGGTCCGCCGCAGAGGCGGACTTCTCCCACAGGGCGTCCAGGGACTCCCGGTGCCCGGCGGCGGCGCCGATCACCAGATCGGACATGTCGCGGTCGGTGGACTCGCGGAGCAGGTGTGCGGTGGAGGCTGCGTCCGATGAGCCCATCGCGCGCAGGCGCTGCTCGATGGGGGCGATCTTCGTCTGGCCGACCGCCCACTCGGAGAACTCCCCGATGGCGGTCTTCTTGCCCGAGAAGCCGCCGCTCATGCGGGCGGCACGGTCCGTGGACAACTCCAGCACAAGCTGAGCTGCATCGCCCTCGGTGACGATGGGGCGGTCCAGGAACGACATGCGGGCGAGCTTCGCGCCCTTACCGGCCAGCACGAACGGGTCCAGGTACCACATCGCAATGAGGTCGGTGGCGCCTGAGGTGACGCGCCCTGCGGCGCTGTCCTCGAAGGCTGCCTTGCGTTGCGCCGGGTCCGTGATGTTGAAATCCGCATCGCCCGGGGAGACTGCGCTACGGCGCCCACCCTCAGCGAGGGCGTTGTTCTCCTCGTCGTTGCCCTGCGCCCACGGGACGTTGAAGATGCCCCCGGAGCCGGGGGTGTCCATGCTCCCGAAGATGCCCTCGTTCAGGCCCATCGCGGCCTGACCGATGGACACGTCATTGGCGTCCGACCAGAGGCCCCGCGTGGTGCCCTCGCGGTTCTGCCAGTACCGGGGGTTCGCCGCCAACAGCGGCGTCGCCACCGTCTGGTTGACCTTGTCGTACGCCCAGCCGGCAGCGGCCAGGAACTGGGTGATGACCGGCAGCGAGACGCCTGAACTCTCCGCAGCCTTGCGGGCGCGGGTGTTCAGCACCTGGATCATGCGCTCCTGCTCCTGTTGGGGAGTCAGGGTGCCCTGGGCCTGGGCCTGCTCGTAGGAGCCTTCCTTGGCTGCGGCGGTCTGCGCTGCCTGGAAGTTCTGCGCGGCGAACTGCCCGAAGTCGACGCTCACCGAGGCGACTTCCCGGTCAGGTCGAAGATGAAGTCATCCCGCTCCTGGTCAGAAGCCCAGCTCGTGGTGGCGAAGGTGAGGATCATCGGAGCGTTCTCGACACCGAGGGCATCGGTAAATGCCGCCAAGTCGTCAACGAAACGCCCCACGATGTTCTCCTCCTATGCGCCCCGGATGTACTCGAAGAGAGCCTTGACGCTCTGCGGAGTTGCCGGGTCTTTTGCCATCAACTGCAACTGGGGAAGCCAGCGCTTCATGCGCTGGACTTCCTCCGGGCGAGGGTCAGAGCCCAACGCTTCCGGCCCTGCGCCATCCCCCAGCGGGGAGCCGGCAGTGACCGGCTCGTCCGGGTTCATGGACGGGTCGCCGAAGCCGGGCATCGGAATGCCAGGGCTTGGCGAGGGTGACATCGGAGCACCTGACTGGATCGCAGTCATGTTCTTCGTGTCGCCGTAGGAGCCATCCCCCGGGATGGGGGGTGGGCTGTCGGTGCGCTGGCTCAAAGCGCCCGGTCCGCTGACGCTGGCCGGGTTCGCCGGTGGCCTGTAACCGCCACTCGCCATTACTGCTCCTCGACAAGCATCTCGATCTCACGCGCGGACTGCTCCGCGAACAGCCGCCGAGTCACTCGGTAGTTGTGATGAGCTTTCATCTCGTTGGCGACGTAGCCGAGAACTCCGGCTGTGACGCTGTACCAGGACCACCTGTACGCCGGGATGGAGATGAACCCCTCGTTGATGTAGGTGATGTCCTCGAGCTCGTCGTCATCGTCCACAGTCGTCTCCGTTGAGTTCGAGAAGCTCAATCTCCAGGATGTCGGTCACCGTCAGGAGGCGGCTGACCTCATCGAGCAGGAGGTCACACCTCCGGCAACCCACGGGTTCAACCGTTCAGTAGCAGGCGCCGAGCCTGCGCTTTAGTGATGAGCGCACCGCGCTCCGCCAGCTTCCGCTGAAGCTCTTCGCGGGTGTCGGTCAGGCCGCAGCACCCGCAAGTGCAGGTGCAGTCGCTCATCGCGGGATGGTTCCGCCGGAGCCGGTCTTCGGGCTCACAGCGGGGCCGACGACGGTGCCGCTGGTCTCGGCTTCGCCGCTGGGGGTGCCAGCGTCGATCGGCTTGGCATCGGGCTTGACGACGATCTTTCCGCCGGGCTTGGTGTTCACTGGTTCTCCTGTAGTTAGACTGCGACGCGGCGTTGCACGTTGGCTGAGAGGTTGGCCTGGCCATTGCCCTTGAGGCCGGCGACGAGGGTCTGGATGTCCGTAAGACCGCCAGGCGGAAGGCCCTGCTGCCCGGCTGCGACGCCAGGCATGAGGCCAGTTTGGTCGAGTCCCCCACCGGGGCCTTGCGGGCCTTCACCGGGAGCGCCGCCTTCGGCAGGCGCCTCAGTACCGGGGGCGGGCTGGGCCTCCGGCGGGGGTTTGAACGCTTCCAAGAGAGCGTCCTCGATCGGCTTCGTCTTACTCGCTTGGATGGCGATAGCCGCCTGCCGCAGAATTGGCAGGGGGTCGGTTCCCATCTGGACGAAAGCCGGCAGGGCCTGGAGTAGACCCAGGAAGCCCTGCGTTGCACCCTCACGCATCTGTTCGATGCTGATGATGCGCTCCTCAACGGCGGGATCGACCCCGTTGGGGAGGAGTTTGCGGGTGGTGCTCTTGGAGAGCAGCCCACCACCCATCGCCTGGAGGGCGAAGATCAGGGCACGGTTAGGATCCATGCCATGTAGGAGGCCGTACGAGACATCGACGGTGTAGTCGCCGGCGATGACGATGGACGGGGTGTAGACCAGCTTCTTCGGCTGGCCGTTCTCCTTGCCGTCGATCGTCTTCTGTTCGTTACCCCATACCTTCTCGTCCAACTCGAAGCACATCGCAAGGATGTCCTGGAGCGTGTCCGCGAAGATGTCCTGAGCGGCTGCGATCTGGCTCTGGTAGCCAGCTTGCAGCGCCTCGACGCCCTGGCCGGTGATGACGCTGGCGTCCAGGTTCCCGTCCAGGGACTCCGGGTAGCGACCAGCGATCCGCACCTCGTGCTCGAGCTGGGCGCCCTCGGTGAAGACCGAGGGGGGCAACTGGAGCTGCACCTTCTCCACTCGCCCATCCGTGCGGATGGTGGCGTTGGGACCGAAGGTGATCTTCTGTGCGTCGTGGGGAACGACCGTCGGGGCGTTCACCATCTTGTCGACAGCCTGGAGCTTGTACAGCTCGAACTGCGAGCGGGCCATCTGAATCCACAGGGCGTCGTCGAACTGCCCACGGATCTCGTCGTCCAGTCCGGGGCGGACAGCGATCCGCACCGGCACCCGGCCGAGCTTCTGCTTGCCCTGCGCCAGGACGAGGTTCTTGCGGCCGGGCAGGAACAGCATCTCGATGTTGTCGTCGTACCAGCGGACGATCTCCAGCTCTTCGTCCTTAGCCCCAGCCTTGAAGGCCGGGCTGCCACCGCTGGGGTGGCAGATGGCCTGGTAGTGCTCGGGGAAGAGCGCGGCGATCTCCTTCGCCGGCTTCTTCCACACGCGGGCGTAGGCCGTGACCTTGCCGTAGCGGTCCTGCTCAAAGTACGAACCCATCGGGTCGTCGAGGACGATGCGAGGGTGCTTGCCCTCGCGGTCGACCTCCACCCGGAACGGCAGGAAGCCGTAGGTGATGTAGCGGTCTGCACCGGAGAGCATGTTCACGCCCAGGCGTGACACGTCCACGTAGTAGTTCGCCAGGCGGGTCCGCTTGTCGGCCTTGGTGCGCTGCCCGTCGTTGAGGGCGTCCGCTGCGTTGCACGAGAAGGTGGGCAGCGGGGCGAGAACCTCAGCGATGTTCCTCGCCGCCACGTCAATGAGGTTGGCAACGATGCTCTTCGGCCAGCGCTCGTTGAACATCCCGTCGACAAGCGCCTCACCCCGGCGGACCTTCGCCACCTGACGCATCCGGCGATCTCGCTTCTCAGCGGCCTTACGGATGCGCTCAAGCCGCTTAGCGGCCATGTCAGCGGACAAGGGGAAGCCTTTCAGAACGTGAAGTTCGAGTCGCCTAGTTCATCGAACGAAATCGTGAACGTGTCTTCCCGATCACGGGCGCTCGTGAACTGGGACTCAAAGAACTGCTCGAAGTCGGAAGTCGAGGCAGTCGTGATCATTCGGCGAGCTTCCAACTCGGCGAACCAGAGGGCCATCACCGTGTCTTGCGCGAGGTTCTTGGCCTTCTTGTGGGGCTGCCAGGACAGAAGCTGCTCCACGAGCATCTTCGGTCCGGCGGTCGTGGTGTCCGGCAGCTCGATCATGTTCGAGTCCGGCTCGAACTTGTGCCCCCGGTTCTGATCCTTCGAGACCACCTGGCCGAACAGCGGGGCCATGCTCGGAACACCGAAGTCGGGGTCGATCTTGACCCCGCTCGTGTAATGGCCCTTGAGGGCCACACCCCGGGTTCGCAGGTAATCCACGATCACCGGGTCTTGGAGGATGTAGAGCTGGTTGGCGTTCTTCTCGATGACCCAGACCTTGGGCTGGTAGAGATCGGTCCAGCTCTTGATGCGCTCCTGGATGCGCACCGTGGAGGGTGCGCGCATGACATCCATGTCCAGCACGTAGCGTTTCCCGGTGCGCCGGTCCACCGCGTAGGCCACCGTCGCGGTGTCCTTGGACATCGCCGGGTCCATCGCGCAGATGACCTGGATGGCATCCTGGTTGGCAGGATGCCCGGCCGCGTCCTTGCGGAGCGGCCCGGGCTTGCGCATCCCGTTGATGCTTCCCCGGATAGCCAGCGGGTTGAAGACCGCATCCTCGGAGACGTCGAGCTGCTGGTACACCATCGCCCACTTGGACGGCCCCACCTCGTTGCGCAGGCGAGCCAACCGCTCGCCTGTCCAGCGGGGGTAGAGCCCGTCGTCGTCCTCGAGGTCGGCCTCCGAGAACGGCACATGGGACCGGGGCCAGAGGCTCTCCCAGGTCTCCGGGGAGCCGTCCCCGTAGTCCAGCACCGCCGGGAGCCCCAGGTAGCTCCAGGGGCTCTCACCGTCGGTGTAGTGGTCGGGGTTGCGCAGCTCGCGGTACAGGTCCAGCGGGGCCACCCGGGTGCCCAGCACCAGCAGCACCCCACCGGGGCCGAGGCGGGTCGCCACCTCCTGGCGAATCCAGTCCATCTGCTTCTCGTAGTCGGCGGCGTTGGAGAGCGTCACAACGTCGTCGAGGATGATGAGCTTGGCACGAGCGCCGTAGATCTGAGACCCGAAGCCCAGGGCCTCCACCGTGGGGTCCTTCTCCTGCGGACCACGCAGCTCGCTACCGAGCTGGATGCGGTCCGCACCCCAGTTCTCCGCGCCGGCCTTGAAGCCGTCGATCCCACCGAACACGCGCTGAAGCTCGGCGTACTCGGGGTGGGTCAGGCGTGACCGAATCGCGCTGAGCATCTTGCGGGCCAGCGCCTGAGTCTTCGACACCACGATGATCGAGGTGTCGGGGTTCTTGCAGATTTCGTAGACCGAGTAACCGATCGTAATGCTCATCGACTTGGCGAAGTTCGGTGGCAGGTTCACGATCAGGCGGGTGTGCCCGGAGAGGCCCTTCTCCCACATGATGCCGGGGGGCTTCCACGAGGGGTCCTTCCCCTCAATCACATCCACGATGTCCTGGATGTGCGGGAAGACCGGGGTCTTCAGGTACTTCTCGGAGAAGTGCTTGAAGTCACCGGCAGCCTCCCGCCGGTCGAAAGGATTCTCACCGCGACGGATCTTGTCGCGGATCGAGTCCACCTCGGCCGCGAAGCCCTCGGTGCTTCGCCTCTGCTGCTCGTACCACGACTGGCTCAGTCCCACGCTTTCGCGTGCTTCTGCCGCCTTGCCCGTCTTCCGGAACTCACGGAGGAACGCTATCCGGCGTTCCTCAGGTGTCTTGAACTCGCTAGCTCCGCGAGCCTTGAAGTTCGCCACCTGCCGTCCGTCCTCGTGTGTGCGCGCGCTGAGGCTCACCGAAGGTGAGCCGAAGTGCCTTCCCTTGTTGCGCTCAGGAGAGCGCTCGGAAAAGCGTTCCACCGGGTTCAGGGTGAGGTGGAACGCCTAGAGGCTTCCAAGGGCTCGCTTCAAGGCGAGCCCGACACCGGGTTCAGGGTGAGCCGAAGGCTCCAAGGGGGGTCTTTGGGAAGCGCCATCAAAGGCGCTTCCTTTGGGGGGTTCAGAGCCTTTGAGGGCTCTTCACCCCCCAGCTCTGCTGGGGTAAGTACCTGTGCTCTCCAGGCTCTTGAGGAGCCTTTCGAGCGAACGAGAAGCGTTAGCGCTCGCTTCGCTCGCTCTTATAAGGAGTCTTCAATTAGAAGAAGGGCTGTTACAGAAGGGCCGGTAACAGGTCTGTTCGTGTGACGTGCGTCACACTAGATATAACCGCAGGTCAGAGCACTTGCCTTGGCAAAATCTTTACCATCGAGAGTACCCATGACGGTACTCTCGAGAGCACTCCAGGGGTCCACGCATGTACCGGAAACGGGACAGGATCGGAGGGCAATGGGCCAGATTTTCGGGGGGATAGTAGGGGTGTAGGGGTGGGGGTGGTTTAGCATCCCCGGGTCAAACGTGGTACATGCGCATATGCGCATACAGGCTCCCACGGTGTGCGGACTTGTGTGCCAATCTGCTCCAGGGGTGCCCTGTCGGGGCACACATGCCCTGCCCTGGTGTCCCATTTATGGGATATATGTGTGACACATACATCTAAGAGCGAGGCTGACTGTCCAAGGACAGATAGCTCGATGTCAAGAAGTTGAGCACTCAAGGATACCTAGGTCTCCCATCCCAAGCCAGCTACGCAGTGGCACGCAGTCCGCAAGCGAAAGACCCTGAGCCGTCTCACATGGTGAGACGCCACCGTCTCGATAGGTGGAACCAGGTACGTAGGCCAGGGCTCGGCACTGGGGTGCCGGCCCTGCGGCCCCATGACGTAGGTGTGTGCCCAGTGGCTTCGCTTCCGCTGAGGAATCTTGTGAAAGTAAGTTCGTCATGGCGTTGCGTCTGTGCCGGGCTGTCCGTAAGCTCGGCACTACACAACTACCGCCCAGGAGGCAGACATGACTGACACCGACACCCGCACCACCACCAGCGTCGTGACCGTGAACGCGCAAGCGTTCGCCGATGCCGTCAAGGCAGCCGACAGGGCACGCAGCACCGACCGCACGCTGCCCACGCTGTGCGGTTTCAGGCTCGAGAGTGACGGGCTCGAGCTGACCGTCGCCACCACCGACCGTTTCCGCCTCATCGCCTGCACCATGCCGCTGGCCGGACCGGACGACATGGCCGGACCGGACGGGCGACAGGATGACGGCGCGACGCCCCGCGCCGACACGTTCGGCGTG